GTTTATATCCACAGAAGGGTAACGCTCAGGATCAAACTGCATGAAACGGAAAGCAGCCTTCTTGATAAAAGGCATCAGGAAATCTTCTTGGAAGTTCGTCAGAGTGCGACGATACTTCTTGATGATAGTCCCCATAGCTGCTGACATACCGCCTTGACCTGCATCACGAGCAACATTGGAGATCAAGCCTTGGCTGTCCAAAGTACCTGTGGCTTGAAGCAACATACGCTCGAAGTTGTTAGCTGCTTCAGCGTTAGCTGTCGAGTTAGCACCGAAGGTAAACGGGAACAAGATCTCTTGTGGAGAACCGTTAACCAAGATAGCTTTACCGGGTTTAACTTCGAACTTGGAACCACGAGGCATACGCGTAGCATCCATAGCCATCATAGGCGATGTGGTCAAAGCCATAGCATCCAACTGGCTACGCAACTGAGCGTCGATAGCCTTCTGCATGTTGTAAGCCTTTTCAACCGTACCACGACCTAGGAAGCGATTAGGCACTGTATCGTCTTGATAAGCGATAACAGGACGATCCTTCATCATGTATGGGTTAGCTTCAGCTTTGAGCAAGGTAGTGCCGTTAGCGATAACTACGATAGCTTCCACCAAGTCAGAGTACTCATCTTGAGGAGAATCATCAGGGAACAAGTCAGCTACTTCACCGCCTTCATTCTCCAGCTGTTCCAAGTACTCACGAGGTACTAGACCGTAGTAAGTCAAAAGAGTCACTTGACCGTCTTGGTATGTAGATTCATCTTCACCAGTTGCAATCAAGTCTTGATCGGCAGGAACAGGACTAAGTTCTACCTTGCGATAGATACCCTTCTCTTGACCTTCAACGATCTTGTAAAAGCTCGTAGGTTTCTCGATAGCTACACCCATGCAATCCTCGACAGTAGTGCCATTAGGATCGAAGATGAAGTTCTTAGGGTTGACAGGAACGATCTCTACAGCGATACGCTTAGTCTCGTTAACACCGATAGCTGCTTGACCTTGTACGCCGGGAATAGCCTTGGTAGCAGGAATGTACTCAGTCTTTTCCTTGACTACGATCTCACCGATACCTGTACCGTAGATCTCAGCCATCAATTCAATCTGGTCGATGGACTTACGGATCTTGTCTTTAGCGAAATCCTCCATCATCTGATTCTTGAGAGCGTCAACGTCGATAGGATTACCGTTTACGTCCTTGATGTCATCCTTGATGTCAAAGTACTCACCTTGACCGAAGATGGCTTCCATGACCTCAGCGTGACGAGTCTCAACAGCTTGCTGAGTAGCAGGGGAGATGATACGTGAACGCTCAGATTCACGAGTCTTGTCTTCAGCAGCCCATTGACCACGGAAGATACGCTCATACTCTTCCCATGAATCCATGAAGTTAGTATCACGGTAGTCACGCCACTTCTCAACATGGTCAGTGACAAACTCTACCAAGCACTCATCGGAGTGGGTAGGTTCTTGGAATTCAGCTTGTCCCAACTTGTCGATGGGGGTAATATCTTCGCTATTAGCCATTAAGGGTTCCCTATGTAAGGATGCGTAGCACTTTATCAGAAAGTACTACTTTTGTCAAGTATTATTTTATTTTATTGATGGTTCAAAACCAGTACCAAACATTAGGCTCTTTAACGATTCCACAGTTGTAGGCTGTCTAGGAACTTGCGGAGTACTTGGAGGTAAATCTTTAGCATCAAGACGGTCTAAACGAAGACCTGTAGAAGCTTTATATGCCTCTATCATTCGTATATCATTATTAAAAAGCTTTTTACGAAGAACAGGGTCTTTAGTTATGTCTATGTGTTTAGCTTCTTCTAAGCCGGATAAACTTGCAAAAAGCTCATTAGTGCTGGTTTTAGCTGCTTTGCCCATTAAATAAGCATCTTCACCTGCTCCCAGTTCTTTTAAGCGTTCTCTTACGGGCTTAGATTGTAGATTTTTACTGAAGTCCCAATAAGGATGGTCAAAACCCAAAGCCCTAGGATCTTTAATGTCATAAGCTTTATTTAAATTCTCATTCCAAAGATCATGCATTGTTTGTTTATAACGATCTTCAGCTCGGTTTTGCTGGATATGCTCTTGTTCATGTGCTAACACATAAGGAGGAAGACTGGCTCCTCTGTAGTTTCCTTCAAGGTCGGTACGATGTCCAATTTCATTTAGACCTTTTTCAACCCACATTTCTCCCGGAATACTTGATCCTGTTGTAGGTGCAAACCGTGTTCCGTAAAGCGTACCTGCATCCCATGTACCTTGTTGCTGCGAATCAGGAGCGATTCTATTGAACTGTTCAAATAATCCTGCCATATATTAGTACCCCGATATAATATCTAAAACTTCGTGTTCATCATCATCGTAGTCAGTGTTGTAGCTAGTCACGGCAAGCTGGTCAACGTAAGACAAAGAGTCAATCAAGTCATCGTGAACCCCTGTGGCAGGGAACATGATGTACTGGTCTTCAAACTCTTTCCATGACTTCTCTTTGTTGAGAGAGATACGACCATGTTCGAAACGACCTTGTAAGGCCCAGACAACACGATCAGTCTTCTTCTTGTTCCCGTGTGTCAGGTCTGAGATGTGACAGTAAGTATTGTTCTTACGCATCAGATCCTCTAAATAGTGCATCACTGCATTCTTCAAGGCTCCTCGCTCGATACCTACAGCTGTTGGCCTGTGCTCTTTAACTGCTAGCAAGATCTTAGCTGCTGTCTCTCTGATGTCCCAACGTCCGTGGATGATGTCTTTGATCCACCAATCACCGTTGTCTCTTATCTTGGCAATGGTGATAGCTGACTCATCTAGACGCTTCTTGGAAGCTCCTGCATTCTTAGCTACATCTTCAAAGCCAGCTAAATCAATGGCAATGACGTAATCACCATCAGGAGGTTCACTCTTGTACTTTAACCATTCCTCTTTGAATAGATCAGAACCAGCTGTATCGAATGAAGCTAAAAATTCAGATTTAAAAGCAAAAGAACTAAGTGTTTTTTCCGCTGCTTCAATTTCTTTAGGATCAATCGTAGGGTTATCAAACGTAGTCTTATGCCACGCTCCCCATTCAGGATCATCTCCCTCATCTGCGTACTTATATAGGTCATACAGCCAGTTACGACCGGAAGGAGAACTAATAAACCAAGCCTCACCTTTCAAGTCAGACAAAGCAGGACGAATAACTTTAGTCCAAATATCCGCATCTTTAATAAACGCTGCTTCGTCAATAACGACAAAATGAAGCTTCAAGCCACGAAGTGTATCTGGATTCTCAGCTGAACGTAAGTGAATCTTAACGCCGTTCACCAAAGTCACGTCCATCGAGTTCACATGGGCAGACTTGATTACCTCACGTCCTTGCTCAAGAATAGCGTCCCAAGCGATCTGTCTAGTCTGTGCTTGCGTGGGACCAACATAGAGAACAGCAGAACCAGTAGGAGCTTCAAGGCCAGCAGCAATAATTTTTTTAATTGATAGATTTGATTTACCTGTACGACGACCAGCAACAATAACTTTGAATCGTTGCTTTGCTTGCCATACTTCAATCTGCCAAGGCAGTAAAGACCAGTTCAAATTAGCCACGATGTTTCCTTAAATAAGCCGCTGCTTTGTCTAGCAGTTCTGGCTTGTCTTTAAACTTACCTAAAGCAGTGTTGCATAAATCACACAACAGCTGCCTAACTTTACCTGTCTCGTGACAGTGGTCAACCATTAACTGACTATGTGTCACGTTTGTATGATGCTCACCACAGATAGCACAACACCCTTGCTGACTATCAAACAATTCCTGATATTGCTCTAACGTCATTCCATAATGACGTTTAAGATGACTTTTACGGACAGCTAACTGACGTTTAGACCAAGCCTCAGGATCTGTATTCCACTTATGTCGAACTTTGACAGTTTTGGATAATTTATATTCTTCGTCTGTATGATAACGCTCTTTGTCTCTGTTAAGCGTACATTGCTTACACCAACTGCGATACCCTGAATTACTTCTACTTTTGTAAAAATCAGTGAAGAGTTTAACTTCTTTACATTTTGTACAGGCTTTGGACATTACTCATCTTCATAGTTTATGTCCTTGAATTCTACATCAGAAACCTCTACTTTGTCAAGAATTTCTTCTGCTTTTATTTCTGGTTGACCAAATGAACTAATGTTAATTGAAATCGTTGGGGTATTTCCACCTTGCTTAACCTGTTCAAAAGACGACACAGGTATGATACGATCGGTAATGATCTTCCACGCTGCTGCCTGATTTTTATGGTCGTTATCCAGAGC